ATACGCCCAGCCAGAACCCAGCGTCCACCCAGTAGACCCGCCTGTGAATGCGCCATTGGTGACCATTTCCTGTGACGGGTAGTTGGAATCGAACAGCGCCGCGGCAAGGGAATCCTGGGAACACAGCAAGGTCGAAACCTTGAGCTTGGCGCTCATTTCCTCGACCACTTGCATGCCTTTGGTCTTGCCCTTTTTGCCGTCAAATTCAATGTCGCGGATAGACGGCTCTACCGAAAATTCGCCGCCGCCGCGGGTAGGTCCGAGGGCCAGCTCAGACGCGGCAATGCCATAGTCCAGAACAATATAGCCCTCGTCAATCACGATTTTATCAATTGCAGCTTGTGTAAGCGGTACAAACATTTAATCATCCTCCTAAATGTGGAATACTCTTGCAAGAAAATCTTGCTGACGCACTATATAATCCGGCACCGGATCGGCCACCGGCCTTTGTGAATCGTATCGTACATAAGAATTAAAGCTGGCCGACACGTTGAGGCTCACCCCGTCCAGCGCAGAACGCACCGTGTCACATTGAGCCTCCAGCGCTACCGCATTACCGGGCGCTTCTGTGTGCCAGTGCGTGACAGTGACATTCATCTGGTCGCCATAGTCAAGCGGGGTTGTAGTGATGGACACAACCGCATACGGGAAAACCGCCGTAGCAGGGGCTTCATCGTAGTATGCAGTACACGATAAATTGATCTTGGTCATGAATGCCGTGATAAATTCCTGCATCATACGCTCTCACCGTCCTCCGAATCCGGCACCTCTTTAATGCCCTTTAACTGGTCCAACGTCTGGTTTAACATTGCCAGATTCTTCATTTGAGCTTTGCGAATATCGCCAACACTGGCTTTCAGTGCGTTCGACATAAAATGCGTCGCCTTCATTCCGGGGTTTTGCACGGACTTTCCAAACAAAACTTTCCCGTTAGACAGCGCCATTCTTTTGACGGCCTGCCGACCAGTACCAGCTAAAATTTTGTGCGACTTGGCACCGAACTCAAACCATGTTGGGTTAGCCAGAAAGTTAGTAGCGAACATCCGCTTCTTTTTAATTGCACTTTTGCGGTTGAAAAAACCGACCTCGGAATATGGCTGTCCGTTTTTCGACTTAACCCTTAACCCAGCCGCTTCCTTTAGCTTGCCCTTGTACACGGGAGCCGCCGCCTTAAGTGCCTTTGCCGCTACCTTTGCGCCCGAACGCAACGCCGCTTTGGATAGCTTTTTCATCTGCTTAATGACTTCTTCGCTTGCATCGTAAATGACAACATTGTGGTTCAGATTGCGCGGTTTGGTGCTTGATGACGGTTTGCGCCCTGCCATTAGATCGTCTCCCCGACTATGGTGAGAAATCCGTTTACTTCTTTCTGCGTGGTAATGATTCGGTAACGAACGCCGCCATACAGAAAATGCGTCTGGCCGTTATACAGAGCGTTTCGGAGCTTTAGCCGCACAGATGCCATGAGTCCCGCTTGCATGGCCTGAAACGCAACCGTAAAACCAACACGATCTTCCACGCATGGCACTTCTGCGCCTAACGCCTCTGTTTCCTGCGGCCTGTTCAGCGCGTCCAGCGAAGATGTCACCGTGTAAAACTGAACCGTTTTGTTAAAGCGCATTAGAAATCACTCCTATAATTTGCCGTTTTTTGAAGCGACTCAATCTGAATCCCAAACGATACTGTCAATCTTTCGGCCTCTGCGCTGTTCTCCGCCTTGTTTGCCTGCACAAACGTTCTGATAACGCCCTTGACAAGCTGATCCGTTTCGGAGTTCGCATATATGCTTGCTATCCCGCACCGGATCAGCTCAAGCCTTGCCTGTTCGATTAAATCCGTGACTTCGGAATCGTAGTAACTGGCGGTCAGGCCAGCCGCCTTTTTCATTGCCTCAAGATAGGTTGTCCCAACCGCCATTTTCAGTCACCTCACATAACAAACAGGATGAAGTCAAGGTCTTTCGTGCCGTCAAGCGCGGTCGTGGTGGTGATGGTGTTGGATTCCACCGCCGTTGCGCTTTGCGTGGACGCGGCGATTGTTTCTTCTGTGCCGGCCATGTAAGCCTTGTAAATCTGTCCCGCGTGTGACAGTTTATAAGGTAGGCCCAGCTTCGCGCCGGTGCCGATGGATACGGTGTCCGTTCCAACGTGGGTTTCAATTGGCAGCGTGATTTTGGTGACGGTCTTGAACGCCTTGTTACCAACAACCGAATCCGCACCGCTCAATGCAATGGTTTCCGTGATCACTTCATCGGCCATGTTGGTGCCGGTAAATACCACATCACCAGCGATACCCGCGGCATTGCCTTTGACGGCAACATTTCGGGCAACGGCTGGACTGGTAATGGCGGTCGTGACGTCCTGCGCGGCTTCGCCCAGTGTGACGGCGGCATGGACAGCAGTCGCGGTAGCCAGTGCGGCATTGTCGATCTCGTAATACGAAATCTTCATCAGCTTGCCAGCATAGCCGCCCTGCGCGTCGATGGTTTCGCCAAAATTATGCTTATGATTTGCCATTGACATGTGTTAATCTCCCCTTTCAGGAAACGAGGCCGCCCGGGTTAGGGGCGGCCCCAGGCCATAATTATTTCGACGCCTTGATCAGGACTAGGCCGTTGGTGTCAACCAACTTGCCGTCAGCGATCAGGGTAGCTTTGTGAATCCATTCGTCCGTGGATTCGTCAAAGTATTTCTTCATGGTCATGGCGAGGTTGGAGTTGATGACATAGTCTTCGAGTTTGACGATAAACCCGATGACGTCGGTGTTAGCCGCGGCGGCAAAGGTGTCAATGCCGGATTCCACGAGGATAGTTTCAAAGCCGAGCAAGCGCTCGACCGGGTAGCCATCAACGCCGATGGAGGTCCGGCAGATGGGCTGACCAGTGGCATCGGTCATTCCGACAATGTAGGTGTCCCAGTCGGTCTGGGTCAGCACCAGCACGGAACCCTGACGATAAGCCTGCGGCACTTTGGCCACGATGCCCGCCCAAGTTTCGTACTTGCCAATCTGCGCGGCGGTGATGCTGGCGATCCGAGCGGCCGGAGGGGTCTCAATGGTAATGCCCTTCATTTCGCCGGTGCCGTCACCAGCAACCATTGACAGTTCAAGGCCCTTGATCATAGCGCGGGTGATGCTGTTGGCAATCAGGGTTTCGAAAGCGTCCAGAGCAACGGTGTCAGCTTCGAGCGTGACGGCCACGCGGCATTGGAGTTTGTTGTACGTGAAGGTGATGGAGCTGGAGACGGTCATCTTTTGCTTGTCAGACAGCGATCCCTCGGTTGTCCAAGTAGCGGTCGGCTTCAAGCTGGAAATAGGATAGGACACGCCGCCCCGGACATTCAGTTTGGTCGCGCGCGCGTACAGGCGCCCGTAGACTTCCAGCGATTCGATGACGCGGCTCATGATGGTGCTGGGGATGATCGCGGTCAGGTCTGTAGTCGCGGCAGTAGCGTCAATACGCTGTTGGATCGGAGTGCCTTTCAGCACGAAATCCATAAACTGCTGACGGTAGTTGTCGCCCATTGCCGGTTTCGCAACCGGAGCGATCAACGTGGTAACAGACGCGGCGCGTACTTTGGCTTCAATCAGGTCGCGCTCGGCTTCCAACTGGTCCATTTCGGTATTCAGTGTGCGGACCTGTTCGCGGTTGGCGGCGGCATCGGTAATGCCGTCAAGCACTCCGGAGATTTCAGCCAGTCGAGCCTTGATTTCGTTCAGTCTTTTATTCATTTTGTTATTCTCCTCTCAAAGTAAGTCTTAAAATTTTTGCCCTTGCTCTCGTCAACTCCAACGCGGCCGCGGCCTCCGCCGCCATGCGTTCCCGTTCTTCCAGAATTTCTTCTGCGGTTACGCGCCGGGCTTCGATTGACGTATCGTCATAGGCGGGAATATCCACCGCCGAAACGTCATATAGTTTCTTGACCTTTGAAATTTGGTACTCGATTTGAAGACCCTTAGCGCCGTCTGTTTCGATGCGCTTTTCTTCCTCGACCGAGAAACGGAAGCTCATGCGGTCGATATAGCCGCCCTTGATTTCGTCGTAGAGCTTTCTTCCTTCTTCCGTTCCGTCCAGTCTTGCCCGAATGAAAAGGCCGTCATTGTCGACGGCCAGTTGAAGGGTTTTATTTCGAGTGCGGGCCATTACCTTCCCGCCGTGGTTGTAATTGAAAATCACATCGGTCATGTTGCAGCTGTCAAAGGATCCTCGCATGATCTGTTCGGTGATGACGTAGCTCTGTCCCTCATACAGGGTGGTCGGGCTTTCAAACCGTGTAGCATACCCTTCCGCCCACAATTCCGGTTGTTCCCCGGCAGGCGCTTCCGCCGCCCGTACCTGAAAGTCAAACCGGCGTTCCTGAATCTTTGTCTTTGCTCTGTCCGGCATTGCCGCCCTCGCTTTCCCCGGCTTTCGCGCCGGACTGATAATCGTCCTTAATGGTGTTATTGACATAGTTCAAGCTGGACGGTCGGTTGTCGCCATCCTCTACGGGCGGATAGCCAAACAGGCCCAGCATTTGATTGATGGACAATAGTCCAAGTTCTTTGGTGTCGCGGATAAGCGCGATTTTCGTATCAATACTGGTATGCAACAGTAATGAGGTAGTCCAAATGATCCTGTTCCCGTGCGCGTATTCCGTAGGCGTGAAGCAGGTGTTAGTAAACGCCTGGCCGGCCGCGACAAACCGTTGTTCCAAGACTGATTCATAGAACGCCTGGAATTTTTCTGGTGTATAGTCCGACATCAAAATGCTGTCAGAAACATGCCAATATCGGTATAGTTCTTCCCTGATCTCTTTCATGTGCGCGGTCGTGGCGGTAGACGGCTTAATGTCCAGTGGTTGGTATTCCGCGCCCAGATCGACGCCTAAGATGCCGCCCTTGCTTGCCGCTCGGATATATCGCTCGGCAAACAGCTCCGCCTCTTTTTCAACATCTTTCGGGTCCAGCATGGCCTTTTTCTGCTTCAACAGACCCCGCATTTTGTTACTAACGGACATGGCCTCGTTAAAAGCCTGATCTCCAGCTTTGATAAGATTCAGCGCTGAATAAATAGGCTGGTTGCCGTCACCCCATAGGTCGCTTTTCTGAAAGAATTTCCGCAGGACAATCAAATCCTCAATGGGCAATGTGTAATTTTCGCCGTCCATCGTCCAAAACTTGACCGCGTAGGACCCGGCAGTAGTCGGGTAGATGTCCGCAGTCGTGTAATTGATGGGGACGAACATCTCCGGCACCATTCCGGCCCACTTGACATAGACCATTGCCGTTGTAGCCGCTTCAAGTTGAGCAAACAATTTGTACTTGAAGTCATACGCAGACATCCACGGGTTTGCTTTCTGGTTCAACAGCTTCGCGTATGGGCTGTTGCGTATGACCTTAACCACCTTTTCGTCTTTGTCGACAATAACGTGCAATGCTTCGGCTTTAGCGCAATGCGAGGCGATTGTGTCGATGATCGACCGGACGGTCCTTTGCTCGTAGGCGTCGCCGGTAAATACTATTGGCGCCGACGTCTGCCACTGGAACACGCCCGACACGCTTTTCACCTTGCCGAACAACCAACTAAGCACACTCATTTATTTTCCTCACCTCACATATGGCATAAAGTCTTCATAGTGCTTGAGATAGCAGGTCCACGCATTCAAAAGCGACACCATGCCATCGATACGCCTGTTCTCGGACAGTTTCACCGGCTGAATGGACCGGATGCCGTCTTGATTTCTGGACTTCTCGCCGGTATTTGTAAGGCACCAGCGCAAGATGGGATTGTCTTGATAAATCACAAGATGATCTTCGAACGCCGCCGCCATTTCCTTCATTGGTTGCGTCCAGGTGAACGGCCCCTGCGCGATCTTCTCCATCTCGAACCCATAATCCACCATCTCCGGCACCCAGTACCCGGACAAAGCCCGGTCATAACCGATCCACAGCGGGCGGATGTTCTGCTTCTGGACCATCTGCACAAACCAGTCGGTAACATCGTGATAATTGACCGCCGACCCCGGGCAAATCGTCATCCATCCTTGTTCCGCCCACAGTTGATAAGGCGCTTCCTTGCTGGTAGTCGCTTCCAGCCGGTCTATTCTCGACTGGGGCAAAAAATACTGCTGCAAGACATAGAAGTGATTGTCGTTTGGCTTCCGAATCAGCAATGTTGCACAGGTCAAGTCAGTGGTGGACGACAGGTCGCACCCGCCGATTGCATAGGACCGCTCTAAGAAGTCGTTACCTACCACCGTCTGATTGACCGCCGCTTGATAGGTGATCCAGGTCGTAACATCGGTTGACCGGATGTTGAAATCCTTGCATAAGACGCCGGGTAACAACCGAGGCGACCGTTTCGCCGCCGCCACCCGCTTGACAAGATAGTCGTTTTGCTTGATTGCGCCTAATCCCGGATTGGCTTTGGGCCATGCTTTAGGGTCTTTCCATTCGTCCTTCTGGTCCAGCTCATAAAGGATCGGCAAAAACTCGTCATCCCTGAATCC